AGGGCAACCAACCAGAACGAAAGGTTCAACAACGACTTTCGTTTGCCGGTAGACGCTCTTAGAGAGCTTTTACAGCTCTCTACTACTTAAGTACCACCGAATGATCTTTGTAAGATCATAAAACCGAAAATCCGGCGAGGTGGTCCAGCCCATGTCTGAGAAAGACGGGCGTAGTAGCGGTATTTCAACCGTAGGCCTCGTTGGAACAGCATCCCAATGAGGTCTAATCCACTGACGAGGCAACCAATCCTCGTGTAGCGGACCTTTTTGCGTCAGATTATGATGTAGCCGCAGTTTGGATAGACAATACGTGCCTGCCTTACGACAGTCAAGTTGTCCGTCCCATTTGTCAGGGAGAAGAGCACCTCCCCCTGCGAGCTTGTAGAGATACAAAGCGGATTCATTTGCTTTGTATTTCATCGGCTTCAAAACAAATGCAGTATACACGTTAGGTAGGACCTTAAACTCAATGGCCCAACCTGCCGTAACAGGGACTGAATGATGTAGCGGCACTTCAATGGCTTTGCAATTGATCTTCATGCACGCCTCCTTGTAATATTGCAAAAGGAGTCGGTGCACCTGACCAAAGCCACAATCGAGGCCCGTAGCTTTTCTTACGCGTTCCGAGAGGTCAAGTAGACCTCGACGAAACGCAGCTACAGCCCAGGGTGTCATTCCGTTGTCAAACCCTTTAAAAAAGTAGGGAGTGACATCAAAGCCGGAATGGTAATGGCCTCCGCAGCTTTCCTTAAACGGACCATCTGTGTATGACTTGTCACGGTTAACAACCCCGTTACAGGCTTCTAGCACAGTGATCACGTCTCGGGCGCATACGGTGGGGACGATGATATCATCACCGTAGACCATTGTGCGCAGGGTGTGCTTACATCTGGCATCCCGCACCCGCACAGATTCGCACAACGCATAGAAGATCAGCGTTTGTAAAGGGAATGTTGTTCCGTTCCCCATACCGGCGAATTTCGCATAGTTGTACGTATGTCCGTCTATCTCGAAAGATTTGACGCGCACACGATTCAGGAGATCATACCAATACGGCGAGAGAAGCATCCTCACCAGTTGTGTAGGTATCCTGTCACTAGCGGCCGAGAGATCTATTGTCCCATATGTCTCGAAAAGCGAGGCATAACGGGCCGCCTGTCTGTGGGCGTATTCTGCCACAGATAGGTCGATCCCTAAGCAGTGCTTAAGACGACGTTCGATGTACGATCCGATGGCCAACTGTAAAGCAATGTTAGCCGTTGGTGTAACGGATATACTTCGAAACGTCGATCGATTTTTCTCTACGAAGGTAATTGTATCCGTGTTGCAAATACGGAACATAGGAGCATGAAGCCCCCCCTCGGTCTGGAGTAACGAATACACCTGACTTCGGCCCTTCTCTGTCCCTTGCGATAATCTAACATCCGCAAAGACAAAACTCGCGAGCTCGCGAGCGTCACGGCTGACACTCATGGGAAATTCCCCAAATTTTGTGTCGAACCCAAGACGATCGCCCTTTACAGAGCGAGTCACCCCGGGTCCAAATACAGGAGCTTGGAACAAGTCCTCGTGAGAGGGGGAACCGAGCACATCACCGATGATC